CTAAAAAGTACCCCAACTGTGAGTGGTACACAGACTTGCGCTTTAAGAAATCACAATCCCTCATATGCAAATAAGGGATAGGATCGGATTCCTTGTCTGGCATAGTAAATTGCATTCCACAAGAGTCCAAATACCTTGCAACCGTGCAATGATTGAACTCTGGATACTCTTCACTTACCGAACTGATACAATCGTCTCCGTATGTAATCAATGCGCACACTTCCCTGAATTTCAATTCAGGGCGCACCCCATAAACTGCACAAAATGCGCATCGCAGCAACAAGCTGTTCACAATGCAGTTTATGTACACAGTCAATTTGTGTCCTGACGGATTCGTGTTATGAAACCCAATCAAGTCACCGTTGAATGCGACTAGGGGATAAGTCAAATCCGTGGCTATGCCGCGCATGATGCATAGGTGTTCACGAGAATAACCGAAATACTCGGCTATTTTTATCAATATCGAAAATGCTGCCTGTGACAACTGTGCCGGCATCTTCAAATCGTACATTTTGTAATCACCAGCTAATATCCTGTCTTCTCCGTGGGAAACAATAAAATGGTGCAACTGATCCCATTCAGGTCCCGTGGCATTAATTCCGACTGCAGTTTCCGACTGCAGAGGCAACATTGACATAACTCTTGCTATCGGTAAAAAATACTTCCTAATTAGCAATTGGAATGCAACTGGCAGAGCCTGGAACACCCTTACCTTATCCTTGGTAAGCGGCGTTGGCTCATCTTTTAAACACGCCTTATTCACCGGATATGCTCGATGTCCTTGCAAATATATGCCTTCGAGACGTTCAGACTCCTGCCAAAATTTTTCAGGCAAATCTACACATTCTGTACGGTTTTGGTCATCCGGTTCAGCAACATCAAAATAATATCGTGATTTAGGTCCAGTTAATGGATATCCGATGGCAGTGGAGCCAGGCATCTTATCTAAATCGTTTGCCTAACTTGCCATTTATTGTTTCCTCGCGTGTCAAGGGTACAATCTCTTCTCGTAGTTTTTTATACATGTCTATGTAATGCACAAAATGTGTTGCATAATCGTTTACTGCCCAAGACAAATGCGCGCCTTCAACTCCTATTGCAGGAGTTATTTGGTTTATCAAGGCACGCTGCCAAGGATAACCTACGCCAAACTTGGGCTTGCCCCATAATTGTGGAACGCCACAGTGTTTATAAACTGCATCGGACATGGGAGTTGGTACCACCTTGGAATACGTCTTGGCCCTACCTATAACGGATCCATAGGCTTTGAATGAAGTTTCCACATCTTCTGGGATAAAATTAAGGGGACTCTTTGGGTGTATGGTTTCACCCTCGAAAAACTGAACATCGAGTGCCTCACCCAACATTGTTCCCGTTGAAGCTGCTCGCAAAGTCCCTGGGATTTCAAATAACATATCAACTGCCTTCTTCAAATCTGCACATGTGGGTGATGCGCAACTGCCCACATTGGAACCATCGCGTCCAGCAACATGAAATCCAACTATCCTAGGAGATTTAACGTCCGCAACCACTACGGACATACAAAGCCCCTTGAAAGTCGGAAATTTAACGTTGTATATGGCCCCAAAATACGTGCCAAAGGACTTACTGCATTGCTCTCCAAACTGACATAATACAGGGGAAGTCGTTTTCTCCCCATCTACAGTTTTGTGAACAAGGACGCCCGTAGAATCACGTGGCGGTGCAAGAGTAATATAATCTTCCAATATATTGCACCATTCTCCGCCAGAAGGTACCCATGTTACCACCAAATCTTGT